TTTTAAATTAGGGCTTCCTGAAAACATGGTAAAACCTATAAATGCTGTATTGCTTGAAAATCAAAAATTTAATAAATCAGGCAGAGTTGGCACTTTTAATCCAAGAAATCATACTATATCTCTAAGCGAAAAATATTTTACCGAAGATTTTCAGGAAGCAGAAGGAAGCATACAGTTATTTAATGCTGCTAGTACCTTTATACATGAAATAGCACATTCTATAGATTACACTTTTAATCAAATAAAAGTAAGAGAAAATGACGACCTTGAGTTGGCTCCTCTGGTAAGAAATTTAAGCATAGCATCTAATTCTCCTTTATTTGATATACCTGATTTTGTAAAAGAAAGTAAGAGATTTGAGAAGTCAAAAGAATCTTTAGAAAATTTTAATTTTGAAACAGGCGGAGAAGTATTTAATGAGCTGTACAATGTTTATAAAAAATCTTTAGCACAAGTTGCAGATGTAGTTCTTGAAGGTAAGGCAGATAAAGCAATCGCAGAAAGAGATGACCCAGCAGCAATACCAGAAATAGAAGCAGAGAATGCTATGGCTACAAAAGATGCAGAAGATATAGCCGTAATGGAAGGTAATTTCTTTAAATATCCTTTTGATTCTTTGTTTACTGAAATACACAAAGCTATGACAATTTCGGTTTATTTAGACAAAATAAAAGACAACAACATTGTTCAAACTAAATCTTTCCAAGCTTTTTTAAATGCATATAAAGAATATTATGATGCTTTTGGAATGACTCTATTTGATGCAGCTAATATAGATTATGATAGCAGTCAGCAAGAATTTATAAAATCTGAATTATTTGCACAGGCATTTGCTTTAAAATATACTAATGAGGAGTTTTTGCGAGACAATGCTCCAAGAACATTTAAACTTATAGAGGATATTGAAAATGCGTACACTAGCATCGACTTTAAGCAAATTAGTAGGGGATTACGAGATGCGTTTGGGTACGATAGTTCCCAGCCAGATTTTGAGGTCTACTCCATCCCAGAGTCTTATCTCCCAGCTAGAACGAGCCTTGAGCAAGTCAGAGAAAGTTTACGAATGGGAGTTGATGATACAGGAGATGGAAAAGAACGAACTACCTCAGACAGTCCAAGAGAGGCGGATGGTAGAGAAAGACTTAGCAAACCTCAATCTGATGAGGGGACTTCAAGAGATGCAGACCCTAACAGGTCAATCCGTAATATAACAGAACCCCGATATAAAAAGACTAGGGACAGTGAAGATATTGTTCCGTCTGGTCATGCCAAAGATTATGTTCCCCCAAATTATGGACCCCCAGCACATGACTTAAATGCTTTCATTGAAGAAGAGTTTACTCCTAGCGGATTTTCAACTTTTTCTTTTAATGCTGGACCAAACTATGAAAATTTAAAATATATGATAGGGGAAATGGGAGAATATCAGCAAGAGGAACGAGCTTTGATAAATACACTTTTGGAGATTAGAGGAAATCCAGATGCACTAATTACTGTCTATCGAGCTGCTCCAACGGGAGAGCTTAGAGAGGGAGATTTAATTACTCCAATTAGAGCAGAAGCTTTGTTTTATTTAGAGGAATCAAAAATAACACAAGCTGAAGTAGCTGAAGCAATGAAAAAAGAAAGAATTAGGAGAAGAGAAGAAGAGGGTGCAGATGAGTTAGCTGCAAGAAGAGCTGAAGATATTTTTGAAAAATTAGACGGCATATTGGGAACTCCAAGAGATGAAACTCCTTCTGAGTTATTTGTTTATCAGCTACCAGCAAATGAAGTTAGATTTGATGGTAATGGCGGCTTGTCAAGATGGGGTTATTTTCCTTCTAGGGTAATTGACCTTGGACCTAGACAGCCAACAAAAGAAGAAAGATTTAGAAACAAAATTAAAGAAACTGATATTGATACACAGTTTTTTACTAAGGCTGAAATATTAGATATGGAGTATCACACAAACAGATTAAAACTTCGTGCAGAGGAGAGAAAAAGAAAAGACTTGCGTGAAGCAATGAAAGCTTCTGAAGAGCTACAAAGAATGGATATGCAATTAGAAATAGAAGGCAAATCCGCAGGGCAAAAAAATGATTTAAAGATGTTGCTTAGACAAGAGCCTGATACTTTTCAAAACTTCCCAATTGGAGCCATCATAAATGAATCTAATCCGTATGGAAGAAGATTTCAAGTTATAAACTATGGAGTGTTTTATCCTGAATCAATTGACCCAGACTCTGTTCTTAGAGGCAAGTTAGTAGTAAGGGTTTTAGAAGATAGAGGCATAAGCAAACTTTTTAAGGCAGGAGATATTGATAATCTTGATGTTATAGAATTACAAGAACAAATAATTAATGACCCTAAATCAATAACCATATTTAAAGGTCCACAACAAATAACTGAGAAAAAAGTATTACCTCCTGAAGATACACAAGAAGATAAAGAGTTTGCTGATGCTCTTGATGAAGCAATAAAAGATGGCACTGTTGTTCCGCCAAAATCTCCACCACCACCGCCAAGAGGACCCGACCCTAAAAAGGAATTTACTCCTCCACAACTCTCTCGTTTTCAAGAACTTCTTGAAGGTTTTAATATTTATGTGGCTAATAGATTTGGCAGACAGTGGACTGTAGAAGAAAGTTTATTACAAAACTTTGGCGAACATGAAATAGTTAAAAGATTACAAGAAGTAGGGGTAGACCCTGATTCTAAAGATTGGAGAGTCACAACTCAAACAGATATTTATCAGGGTAAAGTTAAAGACCAGCTTAGAGATTTTCAAGAAAGATTTTACATACCAATGTTGAAATTTTTAACAGCCCAAGGAATCAATGCAGAAAGTTATAATGATTTTGTTTATAGCCTTCATGCTCCAGAAAGAAATGAATATCTTCCAACTCTTTACACAGAAAAAGTAAAAGAAGCAGAGGCAGAAGTAGCTGAAGTTTCTTTCAATCCTGAAAGTACAACAGCAGAAAAAGCAGCTGCTAAAAGAAAATTAACCGTAGCTCAAAATTTATTGGAAGCAGCTAAAAGCGGTTCTGGTATAACAACAGAACAGGCAGAAAAAACTCTTAAAAAATATGGTGTTGAGCTTGAAAATAATATTGCAAAAGCAAAAAACAAAAAAGGCGAGGCTTACTTACAAGCTTATCAAAGATTTCACAAACCAATGATTGAGTTTATGAGAAAAACTTACAAAGATTCTGGTCTGGTTATGGAAGATAAAATAGAAGATTGGCAAGAGAGATATAATTATTATGTTCCTCTAAAAGGTTTTGCTTTAGATACTTTCCTAGACCCTAAATCGGGAAGAGAAGTAGAAAGACCTAGCTCTGGCAACAAGCTTATTGATTCTTCAATGACAGTAAGCGGCACAATAGTTCAGAAAGCAAAAGGAAGAGAATCTTTAGCAGATGCACCGTTAGAGCAAACTATAAAAGACGGTATTGCTGCACTTATACAAGCAGAAAAAAATGATGTTATTAAAACATTAGCTAATCTTTCCCGAGCTTTTCCTAACGACAAATATTGGTTAGTGGTAGAAGATGCGGGACAATTAAAAAAACAAGATGCAGCTTGGGACAAAACCAAAGGCAAAAGCAGAATTGGTTTTAAGGAAGATGGTGTTCAAAAATATATTGAATTGTATGACCGAAGATTAGCTGCTGGTTTTGAAAACATGGACAATGCTATTGCAGATATTATGGTAAGAGGCTTTAGAGTAGCTACTCGATACTTGTCTATGATAAACACTTCTTTAGACCCTGCATTTATGATTAATAATTTTATAAGGGATATACAAGCAGCGGTAGGTAATTTATTTGCAGAAGAGCAAATGGAAAATGGAAGAGCATACGGAAAACCTATTATAAAAAAATATTTTACGACTAAAAATATTCTTAAAAATGCTGGTCTGTTAATTAAATTTGAAAATACTAAAAGTATTCATGGTGGATTACTTACAGGAATGGAAGGCAGAAAACAATTTAGAGACACTCTAGGCTCTATGGCTAGAGAAGGCAAAGAAATAAATGTTGAAGAAGTTGTACAGCTTGGTAAAGAATCTGGTATGTCTGAAGAAGAAATATCTAAACAGGCAAAGTTGTTTATGTTTAAAAAGTTTGGGGGAGAAACAGGATATATAGACCAAAAAACAGTAGACCAACTTAAAGATGAATTTAGAAAATTAAGAGATTTATATTCTGGAAAATTAAAAAGTTTGCCAAGAAAAGGTGCGAGAGAAGCTTTAGGGCTTATAGAAAGATTTAATTCAGGAGTAGAAAACGCTGCAAGGTTTACAGCTTTTGAAGGTTATATTGAGCTTTCAGGTGGTGTAGAAAATGCAACAAATGCAGATTTTGAAAAAGCAGCTACTTTGGCTAAAAACTTAACAATTAATTTTAATAGAATGGGCACTATGGGTCCTACAATTAATGCTTTCTATATGTTCTTTAATGCTTCAATCCAAGGTACAGTTAATGTCTTTAGAGGCTTAAATCCTTATTCACCATATAGGTCATCAAGAAAAGCTAAAGCAGTTGGGGGCTTAACAACTATAGGTTCTTTAGCTACTTTGTGGAATATATTATATTCAGCTGAAGATGAAACAGGAAAAAGTTGGTATGAACAAATACCTGATTGGGAAAAACAAACCAAATTTATTTTTATGCTTCCAAATATAGATGCTGAAGGCGGAAACATAGAAGTAAGACCTTGGGGTAGCGGCTCTGAATATTACAGAATTTCACAAGATGGCAAACGAGAATTACCAATTGGAATTGGGATTCCAAAACCTTATGGTTATGCTCTTTTCCATGATGTAGGCAGAATCACAACAGAATACGCTTTAGCTAAAAGCTTAGATACATACGACAAATCTTTGTTAGAAGCAGGAGCTGATTTAGGAGAAAGTTTTTTACATAATTATGCTCCTCTAACTTTTGCTAATTTAGATGTTGGGACATCTGCTTTGGGAGCAGCGATGCCTTCTGCTGCTAAACCTTTTTATTCTGTAGCTATAAACAGAGACCATTTTGGCTCACCGATATATCAAAGTGAGGAAAGAAGAAGGATAATACAAGATACTTCTCCAAGAAGTTATAACAATTCAAAAAGAAGTTTTGAGTTTGTCAAAGGCATAACAAAAACAATAAATAATTTTACAGGCGGAAATCAATTTATAGCTGGAAAATTTGACTTTGACCCTAATGCTTTTCAGTTTTTAATAGATGAGGCTACAGGAGGAATAGGTAGAACTACCAGAAGAATATATAATTTAGCTACTGACGAGACTTTGGCTACAACAGATATTGTTGGCTTGAGAAGAGTTTTAGCTGGTCCAAAAGATTATGTTTTAAATGATGCTTTTGAAGATGCCATGCAAGAAACTTTAGCTTACAAGAACGCTATAAACGATTTTGAAAGGACAGACATACCGTCAAGAGACCTTGATGAAAAACAAAAAGATTTTGAGGATAGGCAGCCTTATGACTTGTCAGAACTTGTTTTAACAGGTTCAAAAAAATCTGTTGAGCTTATGCGAAGCAAAAATGCTACAAGCATATATGACTCTACAAATAAAAATTTAAAAGAGCTCTATAAAGAACTAAGAGAATTAAAAATAGAAATAGAACAAACAGATGATGTTGATAGAAAATTACGAAGAGAGAGAGATGCAGCTAAAATACAATTAAACATCATTACAATCAAAAAAGAATTTCTTAAAGAATATAACAGGTTAGTTGATAAAGGAAATTAGAAGCAGGACAAGTCATTAACATAACCATAAGGGGAGAAAAATATGAAAAAATCACTCGCCCTGCCGAAGGTCTAGTCATCAAGATACCAGACTATTTGATACCTCACAAGCATCATTAAGATAATCTTTAGACAAATGTGCGTATCTAGTCACGATATTAAAATCTGACCAACCTCCTAAAATTTGTAAAGTGTGTAAAGGTGTACCATTTTGGACATGATGTGAAGCCCATGTGTGCCTTAAATCATGCCAACGCATACCTTTCAATCCAGCTTTTTCCAAAGCTTTATACCAACCTGTATTAGAAGCTCTGGTTATTTTTCTACCTGCATAGGTAAAAACATAAGGACCTCTCCTATCAATGCTGCTCAAAAGTTCTTTGCATTTTTTATTTAAAGGTACACATAAAACTTTTCCATTTTTTGTTTCTGTACCTTCTATAGCTACTTGGTCCTCAACAATTTGTTCCCATCTTAAATTGAGGCAGTTAGACATTCTTACTCCTGTTAATAAGGAGAAAATGAAAGGCTTTTTTAAATGTTCGGGGAGATGAACATAAAGCTTTTCAATATCTTCTTGTGAAAAGTAGTGTGACTTTTTGGGAGAATTATCAACATTTTTCACAAAAGGTTTGGTGTCTAACCACCCCAACTCTTCATAAGCAAAATTAAGTATTGCTCTGAAGAAACTTAAATATCTATTGACTGTCCCTGACTTACCTTTGATGCCAGACCTTATGGCAGCAATATCAGCTCTAGTCAAAGTATTTAAATCTTTATTCTCTAGCAATGGGTCAAAATATTTTCTGTATGAAAAATCATTCTTTCCCATCTTTTTAAATCTGTAATATTCTTTAAGTGCTTCTTTCCAAGTTTTCATTTTTTTCTCCTTTAAATTTATATTTATTTCTTAAATATTTGATTCTATGCTGTATTGATTTTAATTCTTTTTTTTCATTTGAAATTAACTCTTCTAATTGTTTGGTATTTTTTAAAGTTATTTGTGTGACTAATTCAATAAAAGTTCCATAGTTTTTAATTTTAAAATCTGCCATGAATTTTTCTATTGTATCTTTTAATTCAGGAGTCAATCTTATTGTTAATTTTGCTGTTTTTTTCATTTTCTTCTCCAAATATATAAACTTTTTTGTAGTTGTAGCAAAGGTTTTTAAATCTTTGTACATCTTCTAAATCTTTTACATCTAAATAAATAGAAGTAGAAGCCATTAAATCACCCTTTCTTATATCTAATTCTACTTCTATGCAATTATTTTTATTGAATTTTATAATTTCCATCTGATTCTTATAATATATTTTCTAAATTTGTACTGATTTCAAAACCACCTTCCCAATCACGATACAACATAATTCTTATTTCTTTACCTTGCTCGTCTGTAAAAGAAAGTGGTTTGTTATAAACTTTATACATACACATTTTGCTTATAACTTCACTAAAACTGTATATCTTTTTCATCTTATTATTTCTACCTCCGCATCAGTTTCAATAACCACTCTAGCTCCACAAGATAGAATTGGTTTTTCATTCCCGCCATATCTGACAAAGCTATCTCCCAATATCTTAACCTCATGGCAATAAGTATTATTTTTGCCTTGCTTAACTGTTATCACAGGCTCATCGCTATTGTTTTTTTTGTTAGCTCTAATCTTGTGTTGATTTACATGAATATAAGTTTTCATCCGTAGTCCCTCCTAAAAGCTGCTGCCATCTTTGGGACAGTGTGATGCCTAATAATAAAATGATTTATTATTTGAGAATGTTTTTCAATAGGTCTTTGATAAATCTCTGATTCTATTTGCAATAATGATTTACCTGCCCTCATGCCCCTTCTTATTAAATTAAGTTTAGCCTCAATATCTTTTTTATTAAGTGAAGCTGCTTTTACTTGATTAGGATTTTTAGCCTTATAAATCCCAACTGCTTTACAATCTCTTAAATAATTACAAATTGAAGGCTTTGAAAGGTCCATAATTTTAGAAACCTCATCATGTGTATGTCCTTGTTCTTTTAGATTCAAAATTGTGTAATGTTTTTTTGTAATTCTAAATTGATGGTCAATGTAATCTAAAGGGTCTAGCTTTCCTCGTTGCCAACATTTAAATAAAATTTGTTTAAAGATTCTTCTTTGATGAGCATTTGCTTTTTCATAAAATCTTTTTTTCCATTTAGTAAAATTTCTGGTGCCATCTCCATAATAATTATTTAGAGCATTCACTATTTCTGACACAACAATATTTGCTGCCAACTTGTTTTTATAAGTTGTTCTGTCTTTTGGTTTTCTTGACTTAAAACCTAACTGATTAAATCTTCTTAAAATTTGTCTAACCCTTTCCCTAGTAATTCCATATTTATCACCTAGAGATTGTAAGGTATGAAGCTTATTATTATTCCAATCAAAAAGAATTTTCATATCTCTGTCTGATATTTTTACTAATTTCTTTTTGTAAGGAACATTTAGATTTAATTCACTTACCATCTTTGTCTCCTAACTCTATTTTTTCATTAAGAGTTTCTGACAATCTGTTAGATAACATTTTCATGTAATCTTCAAGCATTAGGAAAGTATTATATTCAGACGAAATCTTTTGCATTGTATCTTCTGCGACCTTTAGTCTGTTTACAAGTTTGAGCTGCTCTTCCGAAAGCTCAGACTCCTTGTAGTCTTTTCCCTTGTATGTAAAAACTGTTTTATTTTCATCAGCCATGTTTCATTCCTCCTTCTTTATCGGTTAATTGTTTAAGCTTAGTTTCCCAAAGAGATTGCCACTCATCTTTAGAATTTACTTGTGCTTCTTTAAGAGCAACAAATCTTTGTGAAAAGTGTTTTGCTTTCCAAATTTTTTCTTCTTGCTCTTGAGTTAAATTTTTTTTAATTATTGTCTCTTGCATCTCTCCTCTGCTTTCGTTGCTCTTCTTTAAAACATTCGGTGCAAATTTGTTTTTCTTTGCAAACCCACAATCCTTTTTCCTCAGAAACCTGTTCTGAACACTCATCACAGATATATTTAATACCTGTGATGCGACCTTCTTCTAAAATAATTAATTCCATTATTTAAGTTTGACTATAGTGTTCTTGTATATTTTGCCGACAAAGTTTTCTGGTTTGTTTTGTTTGAGTTCGTCAAACAATCCCGCACCACCAAAGACTGCCCTCTTGGCATAAACGACTTTATGTCCCTCTGCCTCGAGCTGCTCAACATAAGCATCCATATCTTTGTTTATTTCTATGTCTCCTTCAACAGTCTGTTCCCAAACAAATTGCTTGGTCCCGTCTGCTAATTGGATTTGTATTTTAAAGTTGCTGTATTCCATAATTTCCTCCTTAATATGTTAATTTATGGTTTATGAGTTGATAGTATCACAAGATTACAAGTGACACAACAATTAATTTTAGGTTTCCCTCTGTGGCAAATTAACCCGCTTATGCCTACCACTAATGTTTTGTGGTGTAAGGGTTCAGGTATCACACACATTTGCCTAGATACGACACCAGAGGGAAAGCACCGTTTATAGGAGGTACCCTTATCTTTATTTAAAATCATTTCAAATAAAATTCCGTATTAAATAATAAAAAAAGCAGCCAAACAGATAACAAAATAATAATAAAATCTTTTGGTTCAAATTTATTCATAACAATCCACCACCTGAAATTATGCTTCCGAGCCTGACTGCTGCAAGAATACCTGCTTTTGATATTGAAACTTCAAAAAAATCTACGACAAAAACTTCTTCGCCATCATAGTCTTTTTTATTTATATCATTAGCTTGTTTTGTTGCTTCTGCTTTAGAAGTATAGATTGATGTTGTGTCGTAATTATTCATTGGGTCTTGTATGTAATATACTTTCATTTATTCACCCCACTTTTTTGCAGCCAAAGCTCTATGCCGCCTTCAAACTCTTCAGCAGTCACTCTTTGACTATTAAAGTAATATTTATAGCCTTCTTCTGCTATGTTAGATGTTATCTCTCTAAAGTTTCCTACATCTTCTGAAAGCAGCTCTTTGACCATAAGGTTTATTAAATTAACTAGGTCCTTCCTAGTAATTAGCTTTTTGGTTTTGTTGTTGTGATAGATATTGTTTAAATGATTTCTTTGAAAATCATCAAGCTCTATTGGTATGTTTGTTTTCATATTTTCTCCTATATGATTTATTAGTTAAGTTCTAAGTGTATCACACGATTACAAATAATTCCAATTAGTTTTGTGACAATTGTGTGAAATCTTTTAACTAAATTGTATTCACAGTATATTTTTTAAATAGTTTTATCGGAATAAGACAGGCTATTTTTGCTTGGGTGTCTCCATCACCTGTAATTTTTTGTGACCTTATATTGTTTATTAGAATACACTCAAGTATTTTTTTAGGTGTGGTCCACATAACTTCTTTGCCTGTATCTATTGCCCAATAATCTGCTTCTGTGGCTAACAATGCTGATGGCTTTTTAAACATAAATAGTTCTATCAAAATGTTTTTAGTTTCTTGAGATTTATAATCGAATTTAACTTCAATTTTTTTATCTACCTCTGGCACAAAAATATCATATTTAGAAAATTTTCTGGGTATTAAGACAGCTGATGGATATTTTTTTTGAATAGAAGAAAGAACTTTTTTCTCAATATTTTTGCCAATAATTAAGTCGCTATAAAAAGCTTCTTGGCTATTTTTTTTGGAGTTCCTTGTAGTCATCCTCAGAAAGCAAAGACCTTACAGACACTTCGTTTATTCTGTGGTCAGATGCGGTTATCTTTTTTGCTATCTCTATACATTTTAAATCTGAAGTTGTGACCTCTGATTGAAATGTTGCAGCGTTAATTACTCTAAGCAACATATCTTTGACAGACATTTCATCTATGTTTGACATTTTTGATAGCTGCTTCCATCTATATTCTTGAGATTCAAGCTGCCTAATTTTAAAACCTTGACCTGCATTTTTGAGGTTAATAAGTTTTCTTTTTAAGTCAGAGTAAGAGTTCCAATTAGTTATATCTTCTTGCTCTCTGCCGCAGCTTTTACATCTAAAATCGCCATAAGTTGTAGTGCATACTCCCCTGCAAGGAGAACCAGATAAACTAGCTTCTCCTTGTATTGATGAGAGCCTAGCTGAATTTGCTAAACTCTTTTCTGAGTTAGTTTCCATTTTGCAATAGAGAAAGAATTAATCTTTCTAGGGTTAATTTTATATGAAAGATGGCATTTTGTACATCTTTTGTAATAAAACAATTAAAATGGAATGTCAGAATCCTCTATCATATCAACAGGCTGTACCTCTTTTGTACCTGCTTGTTGTTTTACAGGGCTAAAAGAGAAGCTCATAGCGGGTGCTTTTTCACTAGCTCCTGCTTTTCTGGTCCAAGCATTTACAAAAACATCTACATTGATGCCTGTGATGTCTCCACGACCATCTCTGATAAGATATTTTTCTATATTATCTACAGTGTTATATCCCTTGGGGTCACTATCTAAATTGACTGTAGAAACAGTGATATTACCCTTGCCTGTATGAGTAGGTGCATTCTCACTTTTTTTCTCTGTGTTGCCCCAAACAGAGCCCCTATTTGTGTTATCGAAAGTTTTAGTCATTTTTACCTCTCATGTCTAAAGTTTCTTGATTTACCTCATTCTGAATATATCTTCCAATAATTGCTTTTAAACAAGAAGATATGCTCCTTGCATAAAACTCATGGTCCATAGTTTCAGTGAGTTCCCTTAATGCGTTGTAATCTTTCTCGGAAATCCTTGAAAGAACAACTTTATTTGTGCTCTTTTGAGCATCCTTTGGTATTTCAATTTTCATATTTGCTGCCATAGTTAGTCCTCTATTAGTTTTGTATAGATTCTGGTGTCCCCTTCTTGCCTGTATTTTTCAACAGTCTCGTAAGGGATTTTTTCTTCTTTGACAAGATTAGAATAATTGACTCTGCCTTTGGCTTGAGTCATGTGACATCTAACCTTTCCATTTTTGGTTAATGTTTCAAAGGAGCCTTTGTTTTCTGCAATTAAATCTTTAGCTAGTTCTTTTTTTCTTTTTTCTAGCTCATCTTTTTTTGCAGAAACTTCCGCCAAAGAAACTTGTATTTCTGCAAGTTCTTCGGTCTTGTCTGTGTTTTCAACTTGTTTATAAGTAATTCCAAGCCCGTCTTTATCTTCAGACCAAGACGAAATATAGTTTGGGTCCTTACAAGCTTTGTTGTACCAATCAATAAATTCTTTTGCTTTTGGTATATAAATTTCTGCCCATTGAGGCTCTCTTTCTACCCACTCTTGATGGTATTCTGTATCGCTATACCATTGAAAAAATAACATTTCATCTATATCCATGCACTCCATCCCGAGCTGCATTTGATGCCAATAATTTCTTTTTTCCTCTCGAACATTTGTACATGGTTTTGTTTGTGGACATTTAACCTCAACAGCTGAAGTCTTGCCGTTTCTACCTTTCACAAGCACACCGTCTGGAGACATACCCATCCAATCATATTTAGGATGAACAACAAAAGATGGCTGCACTATTTGATAGCCTAACTTCTCTAATGTTTTCAAAGCCTTGGGTTCGTTTTCTTTACCCATAGCTATTGCATAAAGTGCTCTTTGGTCAAATGGGTCCTGTGGAAGCTTCTTCCATTCTCTGTACATATCTCTTCCCATCGCATCCCATTGGTCTCCTTTGAGCCAAATATGTTCTTTAACTGCTCCCGCAAACCTAGTCCCTGTAATTCTATTGGTTCTTTGGTCATGCCAAGCCTGTGAGCCTTGTACTACTTGTGCCATTTTCTTCTCCTTATCTTCGTTTATTTTTTCTTTGTTCTTTCTTTTTTAATCTTCTAACTGTTCTTGAATTTTCTGGTAAATCTGGTAAATCTGAATCAGTCATTTTAGTTTTAAAAAAATATCCATGTTTATGTAAATCGTATATACGGGGAGTCTTTTTATTTCCCATTATGCGTTCTCCAATTTTTTATATTTTTGTTTAAGCTCTTCTGCTTTTGTTTGAATAACTTTTAAAGTTTCTTTATCACCAGATAAATTAGCTGCCTTAGTATAATTTTGTATGATAGTGGCATACTCACTTTCATCTGCTTGTTCCATCTCTGCTAAAAACGAATCTCCAGAACTTTTTTCTGGAACAAACTCATTGTTATCTTGTTTTGGAGCAACAGTTTTATTTTCTGTTTCATTAAACTCTTCTTCTGGTTCTCCTTCTGAAAAAGGCACACAAAATGTAGACAGCAAAGATGTTTTAAAAGCAAAACTTTTAGCAGCCTCTAAATCTTTTCCTTGTTTTGATTTCGATTGACCCGCATACATCACATCAAGATGGCTTCCATCTTCACAAGATATAAATCTTAGTGTTCCAGAAATTTTTGTCATAGTAATTCCACCATCAAAAGCTTTGGTGGTAATTTCTAAATCAGGTTGTATAGCTGTAAGTATTTTATTTTGTCTTAGCGGTTTAGAAAATGACTCAATAACTTGGTCAATAGTTCTGTAGTCGTAGTTGTTGAAACTGTTGTGACCTTCTTTTTTTATTCCTTCTTTGTGCACATAATTTTGTACATTTTGAAGGGCTTCATAGATTTTTAATTTACTCATTTAGACCTCCGTAAAACACAATGATACAGAAAATTAGTTTAATTTCAAATAATTCTTGCCTATTATTTTTGGCTGTGGCAAAGTGCATTTCTTGAGGTCTAAATGTCACTTGAATACATAACCAAAGTTTTAACCACAGAAGTAAACCCAACACAAAAACTTATCTTGATTGTCCTTGCAAATTATTCTAACGAATATGGAGAGTCATATCCTTCTCATAAAAAGCTAACACAACTTACAGGTTTATCTTTGTCTGCTATCAAAGACAATTTAAAAAAACTTAGGGCTAAAGGAATTATAGATTGGGAAAACAGGGTGAATGACAGAGATGAATACACTAGCAATCTTTATAAAATCTTAGGTGGGTCGGGAGAAAACGGGGGTGGGTCGGGAGATGGCTATAATACTAAAACATATACTAAAGAAATATTTATATTAGACCTAGATGAAATCAATCAAATATATAAACAGCAATGCGACAAAAGTTTTTATCAGCACAGTGCTAATTCTTTCAAGGCACAGCCAAGATACAAAGAGCTAAGAGAGTTGGCACGGAAAGGTTTGGTCTCGCCTAAAACGGGGGAAAAAATAAACCTGAACACAAAAGAGTTTTGGGAAAAGTATTTTCAAATAGCTAACTCAGAAGGTCATAAAAGATGGATAAGGTCTTATTGGGACAAGAAGCCAAGCTTAATGACCATGCTAGGCATAAATCAATTTGAAGCAATCATCGAGAGGAGATACGGATGACAACACTACAACTAGATGAAAACGCAAATTTAGAATTAGAGGGCAATGTTATTGGAGCAATGATTTTAGATAACAAGTTCTTTGTACAAGCACAAGACAGAGGTTTGCAGCCAACAGATTTTACTGACTTAGCTTTTCAAAAAACTTATGAAATCCTTATTGAAAAACAAGGCATCGACATAATTTCATTACAAGACCTGCTTAATAAATCTATGTTTGAAAAGGTCAGGAAAGCTACAGCAGAAGGAATAATTTTAGACGACATATCTTATTGGGTATCTTTGATGCAAGATGCAACTGCAAACAGAAAGCTTCTAAGTCTTGCAAAAAGAATACCAGACATTGTTTATCAAGAT